TGACTGGGGCGTGGAAGCAAACCTCATACAACGGAAACTTTCGGGGGAAGTACGCTGGCATCGGCGACACCTACAATGCCGAACTAGATGAGTTCGTCACCCCGACGCCGCCCGCGGCGTAGCCTTCGCTGGATTCTTTTCGCACCAGCAGCAACACTCGCCTGGTTCGCACCAGCATCCGCTGAACCCGTAGAGGGACTCAACGCAGTCGGGTACATCATCCCCGACACAGAAGAACCGCAACGCGTAGATGACCTGTACGAAGTGTGCGGGTCCGAGGTTGAGAACAACATCAACCGCAACTTCGAAGGCGAACCATTCCAAGACTGCCCGACAGACTTCTTCATGCTGCACTACTCAGGGTTCATCACATTCCCTGAGGCCGAACAGATACGACTCATGGTCGCCGCCGACGATGGCGGAATCATGCAGATTGGTGACGTAGAGTTCGGCACTTGGGATTTGAAAGGATGTCAGTGGAGCGAGATCGTTACCGTTACCCCCGAGGCTGGTTCGTATCCGCTCGATGGCTGGTTCTACGAGTGGGGTGGTGGCACATGCTTCATGCTCGCTTGGCGTATCGGAGACGGCTATTGGGAGATCGTGCCCGATCAGGCGTTCACACGGGAACCGTTGACCCCGACATCTACTACCACTACCTCGTCAACGACTACGGTGCCCGAGACCACTACGACGACGGTGCCGGAAACGACAACCACTCAGGAGTCAACAACTACAACGGTGGAAGAAAGGGCTACTACAACCCTGCCGCCAACTACGACCACCTCTACAACTCAGGCTCCACCGCCTCCCCCGCCACCACCGCCTCCGCCGCCAACAACGACCGAGCCTGCGACAACTGTTGTGGAGACCACGACAACTGTTGTTGATACGACGGTTCCCGTCGAAACAACCACCACAACACTGCGCCCAACGCCGCGAACGACGACAACAACAGAACCCCTACCGTCAACCACAGTCGTAGAAACCAGTGCACCCGCACAGGTTACAGAAGTTTCGGTTGCCGCCCCTCCAGCCCCCACGGTTATGGATGTTGTTGGTGAGACGGCAACCGATTCGCCAGTCGCGTCACTGACAGAGGACACCATACCCGCTCCAGCAGCCGACGCGCCAATCGAAGAACGTGAAGAGTTTGAGGCCACCGTGGACATCTACTCGGGTGGCTACGACGACTACGTGCCAGTCGGCTCCAAGATCAGCGTCGCTGAACGCCGTGTAGTTGTGGCCGCCACCGCTGTCCTTTTCGTGCTTCCCGCCCCGATGCCCGCACCAAGAAGGGTGAGGTAGTCTGGACCGACCATGTTCAACTACATCAAAGAACAAACATGGACGCTCGCCGGGGTAGGGCTAGTCCTCATCACACTCTCAGGACCAACCCTGAAACAAGCCCTTTGGCTGACAGGTGTAGCCCTGGTGTTACACTCGGTTCTCACTTACCGAGACAGGGGAGAAGGATGAGCAAGTTCATGAGTATCGCTAACAAGACCATTGCCAAGACCCTGGATCTCGGCCAGCGTCTGTTCTCCCTGTTTGTTGCGACCGCCCTACCCGCGATCACGGGTGGTGCGGTGATCGGTGTGTCGGTTGTGAAGTCTGCGCTGATCGCAGGATTCATGGCTGTGGCTGGTGTGTTGCAGAAGTTGGCTGCCGCTTCGACGGATGGCGAACTGACCGCTGACGAGATCTCGGAAGCATTCCGAAAGTAAAACTAAATGTCCAAGTTCCCTGTTCGTCCCGTCAAACTTCCTGCTGATCTGAAGGGGGTCACCCCCGGCAAGTTGCCTGACAACCTGTTGCGCGGCATCGAAGGCAAAGGCAAGTTGCATCATCTTGCTGCTGACGCGTATGAGGCGATGGATGAGGCAGCAAACGCGGACGGGATCGACCTGTCACCCACCTCGCAGGCTGACACCTATCGTTCGTTGGAGACACAGGAGTACGGGTTCTTCCAACGTCACACGGACAAGCCGACCCCGAAGATGATGAAGCAGAAGCCCCGTGTGTACAAGGGCAAACTGTGGTATCTGAAGCCGAAGATGGCTCCGATGGCTGTGCCTGGTACGTCTAACCACAACCTCGGCATCGCCATCGACATCGCGAACGCGTCCGGTAAGCGTCTGGAATGGCTGCTTGCGAACGAACACAAGTACGGATTCAGTCACGAGTTGGATAGCGAACCGTGGCACATCCGTTACACCGAAGGCGACGAAGTCCCGCAGTTGGTGAAGGAATGGAAGGCAAAGAAGGGCGCCACGCAAAGTAGTGAGCCTGCCACTTGCCGTGAGTGCGGGCGTCCTTTCTGACATGGACGGCGGCTGGGCGCTTGTAGTCGCTGCAATCGTCACAGCCGTTGGCGGCATCCTCGTCGCCGTGATCCAGCAAGCCCGCCGTCAGGACTCAGCCGAGCATGCGTTGCTCACCGAGATGGTACGAAAAGTCTTTGCCCAGGGCAAGACCCTTGAGATCAAGATTGACCAAGTTGATGAAACCCTGAAGAAGCACCTAGAGTCCCACGCCAAGCAGGAGGTGCTTGACAATGGGAAACGGGTTGACAAAAATAGAGTTGAAAAGAATAAGAAGGTGGCTAGATAAAGTCTTTGTAGGACCCGCCGAACAGGACGAGTTCATCAAGACGATCGAGCACCTCGATCAACTCATAAAGGGGAAACATGACAGGCCAGACACCTGGCGCTGACGTCGTACTTGAGGCATACAACCTCATTACAGGCGAGCGTCAAAACGCCTACTCACACCCGTTTGATGACTATGACCGGACGGTCAACATCTTCAACGCGGTAATGGGGCACGACGTGTTGAGCGTCGAAGAAGGAATCATCTACATGGTGTGCGTCAAACTGTCGCGCCTCATGCATGAGATCAGAACAAACCAATGGAATCCAGACAATGTCCGTGACGCAATCGGGTACCTCGGTTGCCTACAAATGGTAAGGGAGCATCGCAATGTCATTTCTAAATGAGGTCAAGTCATCCGAGCCGAAGATCGGTCGGACACCGTACAAGATGGCGGAGATCGAAAAGACTCTGACCAAAAAAGACTTTGCGGAGTTCAAGACCGCATTGGCAGATCCCAGCATCTCGGTCACCGCGATCCACAAAGTTCTCAAGACACGTGGCATCGAAGTGTCAACGCTGTGGTTGCGCAACGTGAGGGCAGGTAAAGTCCAATGAACTTCCACGAACAGGCAGCACTCGAACAAGAGGTCGCTGATCTAAAGGCTGCGTTAGCGAACGCGCAACGTGCAGAGTCACGAGCCAAACGGAAGAACGATGATCTTGTGGAGGCCGTGTACAAGGCAGCCAAAGATGCGTTGCTTGCCCAACCGAAAATCAAGATCCCGACGTTCCCGAAAGATAAGCGCTCAAAGAAGGCTGAGGTCGCGTTGGTGCACCTCACCGACTGGCAGGCAGGGAAACTGTCGGTGTCGTTCAACATGGATGTGTTGCGTGAACGCATGCTCCAGATGATTAGCAAGACCATTCAGATCACCGAGATCCAACGCGCCCACCACCCTGTCAAGGACTGTGTGCTCGTCTTGGGTGGTGACATGGTGGAGGGATTGACCGTGTTCCCCGGCCAGGTGTACGAAGTAGAAGCACACCTGTTCGAGCAGATGTTCACGGTCGCGTCAATCATCGAGCAGACCGTGTACACGCTGGCATCCCACTTCCAGAAGGTGCACGTCGTGTGTGAGTACGGCAACCATGGCCGTATCGGACGCAAGGGTGACATGCCTGGGTCGGACAACGTGGACCGTATGGCGTACCAGATTGCGTCTGAGCGCACCTCACCGTTGAAGAACGTGACCTGGCAGCAGTCAGCCGACTGGTATCAGATTGCCACCATCGGGAACTACAAACTGTTGGTTGTGCACGGTGACGAGATCCCGTCGTTCGGTGGGCAGACACCGTCGTACTCGATCTTGCGCAAGGTGAATGCGTGGGCGACGTTCATGGATTTCCAGGACGCGCTCATGGGTCACTTCCATACCCCGATGAGTTTGACGATGGCGAACGGTGGCCGTATCTGGGTCACGGGTTCCCCGGAGTCAGACAACCAGTACGCCAAGACGTTCGTCGCAGCGGTCGGGAAACCCTCACAAAGACTGCATTTCGTGGACCCTGAGAAGGGGAGGGTAACCTCCGAGCATGTCATCTGGCTCGACTGAGAAACTCAAACTCGTCCGCGTTCTTTGGGAGGATGCGTTCGATTCGGAGAACGGATGGATTGACCTGTCCGACTATCACCCAACGACGGCCCGTTTCGAGACGGTCGGGTTCTTGCTGCCCGACCTTCTCGAAGGGTACGTCTCTGTTACCTCTACTTATGATCCTGATGAGGCACCTGACTTTGAGACGGTGGGCATGGTGACCCACATCCTCAGTCGGATGGTGACCTCGATCGTCCACCTGGAGAACTAATAGTTCTTTGAGGTTGGTGTTGGAAAAGAATCCCGACACGTATTACAATGTCATACATGGCCGTAGGAGGGCCACATCATGCACAGAACAATCACGAAGCCAGCACACGGCTCATCCGAATGGTTGGCAGTACGTCACCGCGATGAGCAGGGCCGTGCCCGTATCAGCGCGTCGGCTGCTGCCGCCGTGCACAACGAACACAAGTACATCAGCAGCGGCGCACTCGCGACCGAACTGTTGTGCGATGAACCGCCCGCACCGCTGGAGGCTAACGATGCCATGAAGTCCGGCGTCAAACTGGAGCCGCTGGTGCGCGAGTGGGCGTCAGACCTGTTGAACCTGCCGTTGTTTGAACCCGATGAAATGTTTGTGTATGAGTCAGACGATGAGCAGGTGCGCTTGATTGCGACGCTTGACGCAGTCGACGTCCCCGGTATCCCGTATGAGATCAAGACGATCCGCCGCAAGTGGGACGGCAAGATGCCGCGCTACTGGTATTGGCAGGGCGTCCAGCAGGCGATCTGCACCAACAGCAACGTCGTCCAATGGATCATCTTCGACTCGTCACTGAGCGTCCACTTCCATGAACAGGTCGTGACCAGCGATGAGAAGCAGATACACATCGAGGCATGCCGCGAGTTCCTCAAAGCCATCGACAACGGCGTCTACCCGCCGACTGTCCACTACGCCTACGAGGACGTCAGCAGGCGGTTCAGCGCCAGCGATGGCACCGTCATCGAACTCGATGATGCGACCCAGGAACTTGTGCTCGCACTCCAACAGATCGAGGAAGAAGCCGAGGCGCTCGACAAACAGCACGAGCAACTCAAAGCCCAGATCTGTGAGATCCTTGGCACCGCCGAGGCAGGCAAACTCCCGAACGGGATGACCGTGTCGTGGAGGCAGTACTCCCGCAAAGGGTTTGACACCAAGAAGTTCGAGGCCGACCACCCAGCGTTGGCTGAGAAGTACAAGAAGCAATCCGTTTACCGCACATTCCGTATCAACGCCTAAGGAGGCACAGCAATGCGATTCAACCTTGACAACTACGAGACCGTGGAATCACGGCTCGCAAAGTTCTGGGAGCAGTACCCGAACGGGCAAGTGTTCACCCAGATCCACCACTACGACGAGAACCGTGTCGTGTTCCGCGCCGAGGTCTACAAAGACATCAGCGATCCGCGCCCTGTTGCCACAGGGTATGCGGAGGAAACACGTGACGCGTCACCCGTGAACCGCACATCACACGTAGAGAACGCAGAGACATCCGCGATCGGCCGGGCTTTGGCTAACTACATTTTCCAGTCGAAGACTGCTCCGCGCCCGTCCCGTGAAGAGATGGAAAAGGTTGCACGTGCAGAGGGCGATCAGCCGTCGTCGATGCCGAAGTCGGAGCAGGTTATGGCGATGAACGCCGTCACCAAGATCTTCCCGACTGCACGTGAGGTGGAAGCCAAGCCGCAGCGTCGACCGCAGGTGAACCCGAACAACGCCGGGCAGCCAGCATCCAAAGCACAGGTCGGCAAGATCGTTGCGTTGTCGATGGCTCAGAACTACAGCAAAGAGGAACGACTCAAGATCGCCTCAGATGTGGCAGGCCGCCCGGTCAATGACCTTGCACACTTGAAGATGTCCGAAGCGTCGGAGATGATCCAGTTGTTGTCGGGGGCCAAGTGAACGAGAAGCGTGTGATCGTCGCGTTCCGTATTGACAGTGATCTTGCGGAAGTGTTGGACGATGTGAAGGAACGTACCCGTCGTTCGCGTTCGGATCTGATTCGTGACGCGATCATGGCGATGTATCTGCGGAGGCGCAAGTGATTGCCAACGTACTGATCGTCGTGTTGGTAAGCGTCGTTACAGCGCTGCTCACCAGTGCGGCCCTCAAATACTGGGACAGACATGGACGAGCGTAAAGGGGAGTGCCAAGGTGATCGCAGTAAGTGCAGCCAGAAGGACAAGTGTCCGCTATTCGGAACTCTTGGTCGAGTTGATCGACAGGGACGACGACGTGTACGCGGATGTGGTGATCCTTCGGCTCGTGGGAAACGGAATAGAACGAAAGGTGATTCGAAAGCCCGTCGCGCGCGTCGCAAACTTGGGTTGGGTGGTCACCTTACGCGTCACGAGGAGAACTGGGGTGGTGCTTTTCGTACCGAAGTCAAGGCTGGCGCGCAGATTGGTCCGATTGCGACACGGTACTTTCTCGCAAAGAGTCAGAGCGACGCGGCTAAAGCGATTGGTGATCTGCGACCTTTCGTGATGGTCGCTATGCCTGACGGCACTAGCAAGGGGATCGTGCTCATGGATTTGGATGAGTTCAGCGATCTTGTTGCCATCATTATCGAACAGCAATGAGGTTCGCTTACGCGGACCCGCCGTATCTTGGCAACGGAAAACGTAGATACAAAGAACATCCGGAAGCGTTTGTTTGGGACACGAAGGAGGCTCACGTGAAACTTGTTGAACGGTTAGTCAACGAATACCCAGACGGTTGGGCGTTGTCATGCAACCCATCTGACCTGGTGTGGATGCTGCCAATCTGTCCGGCTGACGCACGTGTTGCCGCGTGGGTGAAGACGTTTCACCAGATACGCAAGACAACAGTGCAGTACGCATGGGAACCAGTGATCTTCCGGGGTGGACGCAAGAACTACGAACGAGAAATGGTGAGGGATTGGCACGCCAGCCAAACAACACGCAAGACAGGAACAGTTGGTGCAAAACCTGACTCGTTCAATGAGTGGGTGTTGGACCTGTTGGCATTCGACCCATTGCAAGATACGGTCGATGACCTGTTCCCAGGTTCGGGCGGCATGGAACGGGCAGTAGCCCACAAGCACCACCTGGCGACTAGGGTGAGGTGGGTCTAATGGAGATCATCGCAAGAGGTCTGTCCCTGGTGGCAGGCCTGGTCCTCATTTGGGGTGCGCAGGGGCTGGATGCCCCGACCCCTGAGCCAACCCCCTCCACCCCGTATGCGGCGATTGTGGAGGCTCCTAGGCCCGTCTCCGCGCCAACCACGACCGTCCCTGCCACGGCCCGCTGCCCCCAATGGTGGGGGCTGGCAGCCGAGGCGGGCTGGCATGCCGACAGTATGCCGACCCTGGACTACGTGATCTGGCGCGAGTCCAGATGCCAGGCCAACGCCCACAACACGACACTCAACCGGGACGGGTCCGCTGACATCGGCCTCACCCAAATCAACGACCGCTCCTGGTGCCTGCCAACACGCTGGTACCCAGGCGGATACCTGCAAACTATGGGGATTCTCAGTACCGTGGGGTGCGAACAGTTGTTCGACCCGCTCACGAATCTGAAGGCCGCCAAAGCACTGTATGACTACTCGCAAAACACCAAGGGGGAAGGGTTCCAGCCGTGGAACCTATGACTACGTGAACCTATTACAGGACTACAAACTCACCGACCAAGACATTGACTGGCAAGAACTAGCAGCCTGCAAAGACCAGGCCGTCGACATGTTCTTCCATGAAGCACGCGGCAACCACGCCCACGTCTACGACGCAGCGAAAGAACTGTGCCGCACCTGCCCCGTCCGTCAACGCTGCCTTGACTGGGCGTGCGTCAACGACATCTGGCATGGCGTGTGGGGCGGGCTGACCGTGCCGGAACGCAGACAGTACTTGAGTCGCAAACAAACACGTAATACACTCGGATCATGACAGACACATCAGATCTCATTACCTATCAGACTTGGTGCTCCGAACAACTAGGAGTCATCGAAGCCCTGAGAGAAGACAAGCACGCACTCCAAGACCGCATCAAAGACTTGGAGAACAAGGTCGCCATGCTCACCAGCATGGTCGAGCGACTACACGTCGCACTATCCCAAGGAGGGGAACAATGACAACCACCTGGTACAAACTCAAAGACGACACATGGGGTGTGAAAACACGACACCGCGGTGACGTAGGGGAACAGGTCGAAGTGACCAACAGCAAAGGCGAAGCCAAAACCGTCTACCTCGCACGACGAGTAGCACAGTTCGACGACGCCGAACTCTGGGCAGTCACCAATGACAAACCCCACACAGAACCAGACTTCTAACCACACGTTACGGTGCGACCACTGCGGAGAGGTCACACTCATACTCACAAACTGGCCTGACAAAGAGGTGGCATCATGCAACTGCTGGTGCCACCTCTACAGGAAAGGTGAATGGCCCCCCGGTGAACCCAAACCAAAACGAAAAACCCGCAAGCGTTAGATGCCTAACCTGCTACACCGTCGTAACCCACAACCCACGACAACTAACAGGATGCAACTGCGACCCGGACGCACCACACTGGGTGTACATCAACCGCGAAGGACAACCACGCGGATGGTCACTCGCGCAATGGGAAGACGCCCATGAGTAAAGCAGAAACATACACCTGCCCCAAATGCGGACGCACCATAACCCTCTACATCAAACCAAGCGCAGCACCACTATGCAGCAACCCACAAAGACACAGCAACATACACATCCCAATGGAGAAAAACCAATGAACCGCAAACACATGCCCAAGATGAACAAGATGCCAGTCCAACCCGTCGACCGCACACCACGACCCAACAACAACATCAAAAACAAACTGCCGCTACCGATGTGGACACCAACCGCTACCGATGTGTAAACCAGATCTAGGTGGGTCGGCGGCCGCCGCCGCGTCTTAGGAAAAAAAGTTTCTTCACCGAACGTCTGTTCGCTTACTGAACGGTAAGTAGAAAAACCACTCTGCGCGTTCGAGGGTGCTGCTCGAACATACGTTCGACGCGCCCGTCGATCGACGCCGGGGCCGCGCCCGTCGACGTCGTCGTCGAGCACCGCGTCGACTCCCGGGAGCGCTCGACGCGCCCGTCGATCGACGCCGGGGCCGAGGCCGGGCCACTATCTGCACCGTGTCGCAGAATCGAGCTCGAACGAACGCCGCTACGAAATCCACCACGAACCCGGCAACGATCGACTATCGTCGACGTCGTCGAGCAACCGCCCGACACGACGAAAGGAAACCCGAACATGACCACCATCGACCCGACGCTCGACGCGTTGCCACCCTGCTGGCAAGCGCTCGACGACGTGCTCCGCGCTGGCCTCTCACGAGTGCTGTTGTGGGGGCCGCCCGGCACTGGCAAGACGTACGGCGCGCGCTCGCTGTACGCACCGAAAAACGGCGCGCTCCGCGTTCAGTGTGTCGAGGACATGACCGACGCGCAAATCTTCGGACAGTGGAAGCCGGAAGACGGCACGCGCTGGTCATTCCACGAGGGCGCTGTTCCTCGCGCATGGCGTCGCGGCGAGTCTCGACTCGTGTTCGACGAAATCGACAAGGCCGGCGGCGAAGCGCTGTCGAGTCTGCTCCTTGCGACCGACTCGTTCGAGTCGTGCGAATGGCAGAACCCCGAGACGCGCGACATCGTGAAGCCGGGCGCCGAGTTTCAGGCGATCGCGACAACGAACGTCGAGCCGCACCTACTCCCGGAAGCGCTCCGCGACCGTTTCCCGATCGCGATCAACATCGACGAACCGCACCCGGCGGCGCTCGCACGTCTCCCCGAGTTTCTCCGCGAGCCTGCTCGAGCACTGTCGAAGGCCGACGAGCACGAGCGCGTCAGTTTGCGCACGTTCCTCGCGGTCGTCGAGTTGATGCGCGTTCACTCGCTCGACCGGGCGCTCGAAATCGCGCTACCGCAACACCGCGAGAGCATCGTCGAAGCGGCGCGCGTCAACGCGTTGCAGGTGCGCCCGTGACCGTTGCACCCGTTCGTCCCGAGTGGCTCGACCGTCGACTCGACGGCGCAACCCCGGCCGCGTGGCGCTCGAAGGACGCGCCACCGATCGCGGCGGCGACTCGCGTCGACGTCGAAGCCGGGCGACTCGAAGCGTCGCGACTCGACTCGCCACTAGGTCGCACACTGCGCACAATGGCGCTCGTTCGCGCCCGGTACGACGTCGTCGGTCAGTGGCGCACGTACGCCGCGCGACAGATGCGACGAGCCGGACGTCATCGAGAGACCGCGCTCGACGTGGCCGGGCTGTGGCGCGCGCAAGCGCTCACCGAGGCCGCGCTCGAGGGCGAGCATGAGTGGGACGTCGACTACGCGAAATTGGTCGCCGGGCGACTCGAGCAGATGACGCCGCACGACGCGACGGTCGCCGCGCTCGAGCACCTGCACACGCCCGGCGCGCGCTCCGTGCTCCGTGCACTAGGTGCGCAACACCCGAGACTTCGCGACGCGTTGCAAACGCTCCGCGACGGCGTGAAAGGGGTGTTAGATCGTCGACCGATCGACGCCGAGTACGACGCCGACGTGCTCGCGCACATCGCGTCGCGCATCGTGCAGGTGCTCGACGACGTGCCGACGCTCGCCGGGAAACCGACACCGACACCCGTCGACGGGCCGCCCGGCGGCGACTCACCCGACATCGAGCAAGGCCGCGACCTATGGGTGCGCGCGATACCGGGCGCAACCCGGCTCGACGTCGCACACCGCGGCAAAGTCGGCGCACGTCGACGACCGTCGACGACCGGGTCGAAGATCGGACAAATGTCGCGACTCCTCACCGACCCCGACCGTCGAGTCTTCACGACACGTCAACGAGCCGTCGACGCGTTGCTCGTGCTCGATCTCTCCGGCTCGATGCACTGGTCGACCGAAGAGATCGACGACGTGATCGACGCGGCGCGCGGCGCGGTCGTCGTCGGCTACTCCGCGAGCGACAACGGCGACAGCGGTCGAGCAAACACGTGGCTCATCGCAAAGGACGGCCGCCGGGTGCGCGAGATGCCCGACGTGCCCGGCGGCAACGGATGCGACGGGACGGCGCTCGAGTACGCCGTGAAGCGCTACCGCCGCCGCGCCGGGATGCCCGTCCTATGGGTGAGCGACGGACACGTCACCGGGCGCACACGCTCGACGACGTCACTGGCGCGCGACATGGTCGCCCGGCTCCGTCGACATCGAGTGACGCAGGTTCACAACGCAACCGAAGCGATCGACACGCTTCGCGCTATGGCGCGCGGCAAAATGCCGACGCCGTCGATCGGCCGCTATCTCGAGCACCACTCACGACAGGACGCCTGACGATGCCGACAAACGACGTCGCACTCTTCCTCATCGTGTCGATCATCGTCGCCGCCCAGTACTTGAGAGGCCAGTGATGTCGATCGACGCCGCACTCGCCCTCATGATGCTCACCGGACTCGCGACCGGGTACGTCTTCGGACGCATCGCCGGACGCCAGATCGAACGAGCCGAACAAGATCGCCGCGCCGCGAGGCGCCGCACCCACCAACACAACAACAACACAAGGAGAACCCAACCATGACCACCAACCAGCCGCACGACGTGCTCGCGCAAGTGCGCGACGCGTTCCTACGCACCGAGGCCACGCTCGAGCGAGTACTGGCCGCACTCGACAACCCCGTCGAGCACGTCAAGCCCGAAGCGCTCGAGCAGGGAGTCGAGCAAGCGCTCGACGACCTGACGACGCTCGCGTCGAGAATGTCGACCCGGTATGCCGAACTCGTCGACGCAGTCATCGACGAACGTCTCGAAGCGTTCCCGAGCCTCGCCGCCGCGCTCCGGTCGAGCGCCACACACGTCGCCCGGCTCCGCCGCCGCGTCGAAGCGAAGCGCTCGGGCGTCGACTTCGTCGGTGACGCGCTCGAGCAGGCCGCCGACCACTTCGACGAACTGCGCGAGCAACAGGTCGACGCCTACGGAAAGGTGCTCCGCGAAACGCTCCCCGTGATCGAGTCGCAGATCGCGAGCCACGTCGACGACGACGACGTCGCACACGTCTACGCCGTCGAAATCGGCTCACCCGACCAAGTCGCCCACGACATCGAGACACGTCACGTGCTCCCCGTCGCGATCGCAGAAGTCGGCCAGTACACCCGACCCGGCGACGCCTTCGCAGACGACGACCTCGCCCGACGATGCGCCGCACACGACGCGTCGATCATCATCGTCACGCACCGCGCCGCACTCGAAGACGGAACACTCGCCCGAGCCACCGCGATCGCGCACCCGTTCGGCGTCACCATGTACGCCCGAACCGACGACGGAACCGTCGAGCACTACCACGTCAACGGAGCATGGGCAGAACACGCCGAAGACGTCGACCTCGAGCACGTCGAGGACATCGCCGGACACATGGGCGCACTACTCGAGCGAGCACTCATCGAACGCCACACGTCGAGCCACTGACCCCCCACGACCCACCACAGCCCCGCTAGGCGCGTTCTGCGCGCTTGTGGTGGCCGTTGGTGGGTCGTTTGGCGTGTGGGTGCCGCTACCAAGCCGGAGCCGTTTGGAGCGCCGCGCGTGGGGTCGTCGATGTCGAGTGGCTCGAGGTTGGTCGGCCTTTGGTGCGTGCTCGAGGTGACTGCTGCTCGGAAATCTGCGCGGCTCGCTTCGGCCGTTGGCCTCGCTCGCGGTGGTCGTGCTCGAGTTTGGCGACCACTCAGAGTGAGGTTAGAACCAAAAATCCGCGCGCCCCACCGCCTTCGGCGGCGGGGCCCCACGCACGCATTCGCGTGCGTTTCTAAGGGGCGGCGCACGCATGCGCGTGCAGCCGCACCCATTCAGCGTGTTCGACTCGTATCACTGACCCAGGCATTGGCTCAATCGCTGCACGGGCTAGGCAACTGGGGGTATGCCGAGGCTACGGGTCCAGTGGGTATCTATTACCCGGATGGGCGGTGTGTGCATTTAGGGGGCTGTTGGCTGGTCGTGGTTTTTTCTTTTCTTTTTGTAAACCTATGACTTCGTTGGCCCTGTTTTGCGTCCGCTGTTGGGCGGACGTTTTTAGCCCCCCAAGTTCTGTTTAGCGTCTGAACCCGTCTGTCTGGATACCGAAAGAAGACGAACACCTACGGTCCCCTTTTCAGGCCACTAGTCCGTGCGATCTGGCGATGCTGCCCTGGCGGTTGTTGTCGCGAGGAGGAATCTAATCGTTTAGGAGAACCGTATTTTTTGGGTTCGCAACGCTTCCCAGCGTGACGTGTGCGGTCAGGATAGCAGAGGTTTGTGTGACCACCCCACCTATCCGCAAACTTTTTTTTGGAAGAACCTGTTGGGGTTCGTGTCGGTGGGGTGGAACCTTTTTGTCTTCCACAAGTAGGAGGTTGGTTTGTGGGTGACGGTGGTATGTTATCTGTTGATGGCGAAGGGGAAGCGGGCTGTTCCGGCTGAGGATCGTGCGATTTTTTGGCAGGCTGTTCAGTCTGGGTTGACGATGCGTGAGGCTGCGAAGTTGGCTGGGGTGTCGTATCGGACGGCGGTGAACTGGAAAGCGAAGGCGGAGAAGTTGCGGGTGGAGAACGCGTCCGCTGATCTCCTTGAGGGGAAGCGGGCGTCGGCTGACGGGCATAAGAAGGAAGCCGCTCTTGCTCGTGCGCTTGTGAACGACACGTCTGTGCCTCCGGTGAGGCCGACGAACAGGTTGAACCCCCGTGCCCAGAAAGGGTTGGAGGATTTCGACTACTTCCGACGTGTCTATTTGGGGCGTGTCCCTAGCCAGTGGCAGGTGGATGCCGCGTACAAGATTGTTGGCTACCTGGAATCCCCCGAAAAAGAGTTCCTCGTCCTCAACTGTCCGCCAGGAGCAGGCAAGTCCACCCTGTTCCACGACGTTGCGGTGTGGTCCATCGTCCGGAACCGGGCAATCCGAGTGATGATCGGGTCGGTTTCGCAAACTTTGGCGAAAATGTACTCGCGCCGCATCCGCGAAACCCTCGAACGCACCGTCCCGCTACGCCCAGACCCCGAAATGATCAAAAAAGGGTTGGCTTTAGACGCCGAAGCCTGCCTGTCTTTGGATTATGGGCGGTTCAAACCCGCCAACGTCGGTGCTTTGTGGCGGGCCGAAGAGTTCATCGTTGAACAATACGGGATCTCAGGGCTCGACAACAAAGAACCCACCGTTTCCGCGTACGGCATCGAGTCAGAGTTCATCGGACACCGCGCCGACCTCGTCCTTTTCGACGACGTCGCCTCCCCGGAGAACTCTAAAGAGTCCGTAGCCCGAGACAAACTGTTGGAACGCTGGGATTCGATGGCTGAAGCCCGTGTCGAACCAGGCGGAGTCCTCGCCGTCATCGGCCAAAGGCTCGGACCCCAGGACCTGTACGCCCACTGCCTGTCGAAGATTGCTTATGACGACTTTGATGAGGAGACGGGGGAGGATTTGGCGGAACCTGTGAAGCGGGCCAAATACCATCACATCGTTTACAAGGCCTACTACGAAGAACTAGACACCGGACCCGCATCCCTCAAAAAGACGGCACCTGGCTGGCCAAACGGACCTTTGCTTGACCCTCAACGCATCCCGTGGAAAGACCTCTCGTACATCCGGTACAACACCCCTCAAAAGTTCAAAGTCGTTTACCAACAGGAAGACCTTGACGTCGGCTCTTACCTCATCGAACGCGTGTGGGCAACAGGTGGCATCGGACCAGACGGCGTCATGTACCCAGGATGCATCGACACAGACCGACGCCCCGGCCACATCCCCATGGGACTTGAACCCCCAATCATCTCCATCTGCTCCGTCGACCCCTCCCCCACCCAGTTCTGGGCAATCGAATGGTGGCTCTACCAGCCATCCACCAACCTCCGCTACCTCGTTGACCTGCAACGCGTCAAACTCACCGCCGAAGAACTCTTGGGCTACGACACCGGGAGCCGTGCCTACTCGGGGATTATGGAAGAGTGGCAAAACAAATCGTTCGACGTCGGCTACCCGATCTCCCACTGGATTGTTGAAATCAACGCCGCCCAACGATTCCTCCTCGCCCACGACTTTGTTCGCAAGTGGCAGGCACTCCACGGAGTCAACATCGTCCCCCACACCACCTCCCGCAACAAACTTGACGAGAACCTTGGCGTCGAAGCGCTGCTGCCACCACTGTGGCGCACAGGCCAGGTACGGCTCCCATCTATGCGTGAGAACTGGGCGACGTTGGCGTTCATCGACGAGATGACGTCATGGACGAAAGACAAAAAGAACGGCACCGACCTGGTGATGGCCCACTGGTTCGCGGAACTTCACATGCCACAACTCGCACCCGTCAAAGCACCACCCCGGCTTTGGCGTCCGTCTTGGATTTGATGTGTTATCTTGGACGGCTGAGACGGGAGAACATCATGGCAGCGAAAAAGAAGTCCGGTAAAACGCGCGGCAAGGACAGCGGAGGTCAAACATTTGACCTTGACAACACAGCCCAGTACAAGGCAGAGGTAGACAGATACTTTGACGCCCGCGCTGATCGTTTGCGAGCACAAAAACAAACCCAGACTCAGATTCCACGTTCCGCTGCTGAACGCACCTCTTTCCGCAACGTCGTAGATTACAACAGAAACTGGCGGTCCAATAACAACGCAAGAGGCATCCAAGAGAAGGGACCGTTTTCTATGGGTCCAGCCAAACCCGACAAGTTGAGTGGTCGCACTGTTGAGTTTGGCACGCGTTCAATGCTTGAAGGTATGCGCGGTTTTATGCGCGGCGGTGGCGGTCTCCGTTCACACGGCAAGTAGGAGGCTGACCCTTGCGGTCGCTTGACGACATTATCGACCTGTACCACCAGCGACGACTCGCTGCTGGACCGTTGCACGAACAGATGCGTCGCGTCCGCGACCTCGCAAACGGTGACGTTGTCGTCCCGTTGAACGAACTTGATCGTAACGCAAAGTCCAACGTCGCCAACCTGCTCGTACAAGGTTTGGACCAAATGTCCATGCGCGTCTCGTCGACGATGCCGTCACCGTACTTTCCGCCTGTAAAGGAAGGTTCGGAACAGTCCAAGAAAATGGCACGCATGCGCAAGAAGGCGCTGCTCGCCATCTGGGACGAAAACCGGATGCAGATGAAACTGCGTCGCCGCGCCCGCCACCTCCTTGCATACTCGGCAAGCCCCGTTTACCTCAAACCAGATTTCAAAACTTTGACCCCCAAGTGGGAAATCCGCAACCCGCTCGACACGTTTGCAGCCCCGATGGAAGACGACGACCTCGTCCCAGAGAACTGCATCTTTACCAGCCGTGTCTCCGCAAACTGGCTCCTGTCCAACTACGGCGACCTGGTCGGCGGCCAGTTGCGTATGGGCCGCGTCGACTCAGACTCCCGCTACACCCTCCTCGAATACGTGTGCGCAGACAGCATCCAGTTGGCTGTCCTCGGTGCCGAAGATAACCCGGAACTCAACCCAGCAGAACGAGCAGGACTAGAAGCAATCCTTCTAGAAGCGATCCCCAACAGAGCGCAGACGCCACTCGCAGTCGTACCACAACGAATCACCCTAGACCGTCCCCGCGGACAGTTCGACGGCGTACTCGGCATGTACTACACCCGTGCACGCTTGCAGGCTCTCACTGAGATTGCGATTGAGCGCGGCATCTTCCCTGAGGAATACCTTGTCGCCCGCCCAGGTGAGAACCCTGAAGTGGTGCAGTTGGCTGACGGCAAAGCAGGCATCCTCGGCATCGTCAAAGGTGGCGACATCCGCCAAAACCAAATCAACCCTGGCTACAAAACCGATACCGCACTAGATCGTTTGGAACGTCAGGAGCGTTTGGAGGGTGCGATCCCCGCAGAGTTCGGTGGCGAGTCAGCAACGAACATTCGTACTGGTCGCCGCGGCGAAGCAGTCCTCTCCGCAACCGTTGACTACCGTGTGCAGGAAGCACAGGAACTGTTCGCTAACAGTCTGCTGCATGAGGACAAGATCGCGATCGCGATTGAGAAGTCGTACTGGGGTGATACCACCAAGTCGTTTTTCATGCCTGGACGCCGCACGACGGGTCAGGAAACATACACCCCAAACAAGGTGTGGCAAACCGACTTCCACTATGTCGCATACTCGGCATCAGGATCAGACGTCAACAACCTTGTCATCGGCCTCGGTCAACGTCTTGGCATCGGACTCATGTCCAAAGAATCGGCACGCGAAGCCGACCCGCTGATCTCCGACCCCGATTTTGAACACGACCAGATCATCGCTGAAGGTGTCGAAGCCGCACTGCTCGCATCTATTCAGCAGCAGGCAGCGAACCCGCAGGGACCGTACCAGCCTGAAGATCTTGCATACCTCACCAAGTTGGTGGTGGAGCAGGACGTTTCGCTGTACGAAGCGGTGCGTCGCACGAACCAGCGTGCCCAGGATCGTCAAGCAACAGCGATGCCTCCTGGCGCACCTGAAACGATGCCCGGTTTGGCGATGCCTGGCATGGGTGCTGAGGCTCCTGTTCAGGCGCCGCCGCCTCCCGCAAACATTGACGCACTACTCGCACAACTAGGGGCCTAAATGTCTGACGTCAACTACAGCAACCGCACCGACCTCATGGCTGGACAGGCACGCGTCCCACGTCAGGCTGCCACAGGTCAAACCTATGGTCAGGCCACACAGCAGATGCGTGCCCAGGCAGCAGTGCCGATGGGTGCAGCACCAACCGATGTGCAGGCGCAGCAAGCACCTGCGCGCCGTCCTGTTCCCGGTCAGGTTGTGCAACTTGGTGCACCTACCACACGCCCGAACGAACCGATCACTGCTGGAGCGAACTTTGGTCCTGGCATGAACGCGGCACAGGCTGGTATTCCGATGATGTTGACTAACGATCAGCGTGCAATCGAGGAACTGCGGGCGATCTACGAACTATTCCCAACCGAAGACCTAGGTGATCTGCTCAACGCATACTCCGAAGATCTGGGGTAACGCATGGATTTCACAACCCCTCAAGGTCTTGAGGCTGCATACAACGAAATCAAAACCAAGCAGAAGTTGCGCGAACGGGTCCAAGCGAACGTCACCCCACAAATCTCTTCCGCTGTTTCTGGCATCTACCAAAAAGCACAGTACGTCAAACCGTCCACTGCGTTAGCGCTTGCGAAAGCGAACGCGTCACCTCAAGCGGTTGAACTTGCGAACAACATTTCTGCGCAGAAGGATTTGACGCAACAGGAAACCCCTAAAGGGTTTGTACAAAAGTTCTTCTACGACCCTGTCAAAACTGTGTCCCGTTACACGATGGCAGGCCTCAGCCTCGCACCGGAGTTGATCCAAAACGTCGCATCACAGGTCGTCAAACCCGAACCGACGGTATCCGGTATCTTCAAGTCCACAACGCTCGGCTCGTTGCTCGCTGACCCTGACGGCGCTGGCGACGGTTTCTTTGCTGGCGGTGCTGTCGCAGAAGCACAGTCTGAGCGTGCACGCCAGTACCGCGGCACCATCAACGGTTCCGCGTTCACTATTGGCCGTTCCGCAGCAAGCGCACTCCTCCCAGAAAAAAGTTTGGCTTACCGTCTCCTGTCAGGTTCGATCGACGCCGCGATCCAGTTCATTGACCCGACGATTGCGCTTGGCAAAGTCAAGAAAGGTTTGCAACTCACTGGCGAAATCGGCGGAGTCAAACTTGCATCAGGTGCACTTATCCCTGACACGACGGCGTTGATGGCTCACATTGACGAACTAACGAAGGCTGGCAAGACGGCAGATGCAGCAGCAGCACAGCAGGTGTTGCGGGAGACCTTGGATTCGGCTGATGAGGCAGCACGTTTGGGGCAGGCAGCGCCACGCATCTACAGCGAAACACGGGCATTGCAACGCGCTGATGAACTTTCGGAAGCGGGGGTTATCAGTCAGGCACGTGAAGCGATTGACGCATCTGAGTTCGGTACATGGTGGTCCAAGAACCGTGGCGCCCGCCGTTTCGAACGCGCCGCTACACGCATCGTTGACGAATACACAGAAGAAACCACCCGCCTCAAAGGATCGTTGGATGAGGCACGCGGCGAACTTGACCGTCTATTTGAGGAACGTCGCCGTATCCGCTTGGACGAACGTCAGACCGCAGCGTTCCGCAACGACGTCAACGGCGCCAAAAAGAGGATTGCTGAACTTGAGGAAGCCGTTGAGACGAAGCGCCACTATCACGCGTGGCGCATCCAGAACGACATTTACGAAGGCAAGATCACAGGGCAGCAGGCATTGAAAGTGTTGGACACCGCCCAACAGGGTGGTATCCGCGGCGTGTTTGCTGAGGCTGCAGCCAAACTGCGTGAAACACCTGATCAGCGTCCAGGCACGTTTGTAACTGACATTCGTGACCTTGCCGCCGCTCGTGTCCGCCCGTTGAGCGAACTTGCCAACGCCACCTACATGCGTGTCCCCGCTGTCAAGAAGTTCATCACCAAGTGGACGACTGTCACCCCGGAAAGCATGATGCTTGTCAAAGGCAATCCGCAGGATCGTTTCGAGGCCGTTCGCAACGTGGACCGTTTCCTCAAAACCCTCGGCGGGAAACTTCCCACAGAGGTGTACCAGCAAGTGCTCGGAAAGACGATGATGGCGTACAACGCCAGCACCGCCAACCCTGTCGGCGTCTATCAGGCACGCAACGCAATCAACGACGTGGTTGCAGAAACTTTGCGCCACGGCTACAAGGTTCCCGAAGTTGCGATTTCCAACCTAATCAAAAAACAGGATGAACTGGTCGCAAAAATGCGGCAGCGCATCGCCACGGAAATCGGCAAGAACCCAGGGCACAACCTGGTGCGCATGCTCGTCGACAACTACGGCCTCGACGAACGGCAGATCATCGAAACACTTGCTGGCGAAGGCGTACAAATCAACTCAATCGACGACCTCAACGCCAAGATCATCAGTCCCACCATCTTCGTGGAACTGTTGAACAACGTCCAATACCTGCCCGACGTCAGAAAGATGCGCGCCCTAGCAACCAACCCGTTCTGGCGCAAGAGCATGCAGCGCATAACCAAGACCGGGACAGGAGATCAGCGCGCAGTCTTTGAGGCCACCGAGTTCTTCCAAAACGAAATCTGGAAGCCACTCACCCTGATGAACCCTGGCTACTTCCTGCGAAACATCTTCGACGGACAGGCCCACCTGTACCTTGAAAACGACAGCAGCCTGGCCAGCATGTTCAACAAACCGTACGCATTCTTCTCGTGGGTGCTTGGCAAACGTGGAACCGCTGGAATCGCAGGTGAAGCATTCACACCCGCCGCCCGTGAAGCGTTGGAAAAGTATGGCGACGAACTGTTGCCGTCAGAGGAAGCCTATTTCCGTGCACAGGGCGTCAAGTCCATGAAGCACATCGGCAACCCAACTGACGCCATCGAACGAGTCATCATGAACGGCGAGTACGGGTTCACCACACGTCTCGATAATCCTGAACTGCACACGATGGGCATTCTTGACCAGTTGCGCATGCTCAACAAAGATCCGGTGATCCGCCGTGCTATGGCCCGCGTTGGCAAAACCAAGAACATCGACGAAGTCATGGAGTATCTGGACACTGTCCCTGATGTCAAGCAGTCACTTATTGACGTGGCCCAGAACGGCTACGTGTATGGCGTGGAGGGTGGCAAGAGCATGCGTCTGCGTCTCCCACGCACACTTTCAGACGACCCCGACGAGTTCCTCCGCACCTGGATTCAGACCGAAGTGTTCGGCCGCACTGACAAGTGGTATGACACCCCGGAACTGCGTGTCATCATCGCCAACAACCGAGTCCCAATCATTGAGCCAGGCAACAGCCGAGCCATCGCAGACGAGTTCGTCGTCGGCCGCGACGTACTCCCAGAAGACTTCATCTACGTCGAAGGCAAGCCTGGCGTTGGCACCGTTTTCAAAGGCAAAGACAACTTTGCTGACCGTGACTTCGTTGTCACCAACGTAAAGCGCAAGCGGATCGACGTTGATGCGATCAACAAGCCAGGCCAGTTCGTAGAACGCGACATCTACGAGGCAATCCCCGTCTACAAACTTGAACGCACCACTATCACCCCAGGAGTCTTGGACAAGGGCCGCGCTTTTGCGTCAGGGCCGTTTAGTGTTGCAGAAAAGGGACGCCCCTACGACGCAGAACTGATGCGCGTCATCGACACGATCTACAACAGCGCAGACAACGCCAACAACGAACTCATCCCTGCGTTCACAGGGTTCGCTATGCGCCACAAGGAAGACCCTGCCGCATACAAGATGAAGTGGCTCAATAAGTGGCGTGAGTTCAGCGACTTCTTCTTCAACGGCCTCATCCAAACGGGTACCAACTATTTGGAGAAGTCCCCGATCTGGCGCCAGTACTACTACAAGAACGTCCGTGAGAACGCCAACCTTCTGTCATCCAAGTCGTTCGATCAGATGATCCGCAACATCGAAGCAGATGCAGCCAAAATCGGCATGACCCCCAACCAGTACATCGGTGGTGGGCGTGGCAACAAACTGTTCACAGAACTGAAGAACCTCCGTGACAGCGCCACAGGCGTTGGCACCGTTGAGCAACTAGCCGAATACGCGGGCAATCGTGCCACTATCCGCATGAAAGAAATCCTTTACGATGCGGCTGATCGCACCAACGTCGAAGATGCGTTGCGTGTCATGGCCCCGTTTGCTGCCGCATGGCGTGAAGTTTTGAGCAAGTACGTTACCCAGTTCGCGGCAGACCCGACCAACTTCCGCCGTGTTCAGCGCACATTCGTCGGTATGACGAACATGGACCTTGAGGGTGACGGAACAGGGTTCTTCTACAAGGACCCGCAGTCCGGTCAGTACATGTTCAACTACCCGATCTCGGACAAGGCCAGCCAACTGTTCACTGGTTTGACCGCACCTTTGGCTGCCCCTGTAAAGGGTCTGTCGATGGGTTTCCAGTTCAACCCGTCACTCGGCCCTGTCGCACAGATAGCCACCAACCAGTTCCTCAAGTTCGCCCCCAAAGAGAACGATCTACGCAAGTTCTTGGTTCCTTACGGAACACCTGGCAGCGACATTCTGGACTTCACTCCTGGCTACATCCGCAAACTGGTCAGCGCAATCAAAGCCGACCCCACAGAACTGGATGGCGTGTTCGGCCAAACCTACGTGGAAACCGTGCGCGCTCTGGACGCAACAGGCAAGTACGACCGCACCACTCCAGAAGGCCGAGAATCTTTGTTCAACGACGCTGTCGGCAAGGCACGCATCCTGACGATTTTCCGTGCCGTCAATCAGTTCGTTGGACCAGCATCAGGTGCCACCAAGTTCGAAATCGACACCAAACAGGGTGACGTCTACATGTCGCAACTCATCAAGACGTTCTCCGACATGCAGGAAAAGGACTACGAAGAAGCAATCCCCGAGTTCTTGGAGACTTTCGGTGATGACGTCATGCTTTACGTCTCAGGTAAGTC